TGGACATCATCGGCGTGCAAACTGTCTGCTATGGTGAGACCCATGTGCAGATGCGGGAATATACCGACGCGGAATGCACGGACATGCTTGAGCGGTCGTTGACGGGCTATGCCGAGCCGGTGCTAAAGCGCAATCCCGAACTTGCCGGGCATCCATACCAATTGGCTGCGGCGGTGTCGCTGGCGTACAATATCGGTAATGGCAACTATGCCAAGTCAACTGTCTCCCGGCGTTTCAGCCAAGGGCGTTGGCGGGAAGCTTGTGATGCGTTCTTGATGTGGTCCAAGGCGGGAGGGCGTCCTATTGCTGGACTGCTCAATCGCCGTAAAGAGGAACGCCGTTTATGTTTGGTGGGTATTTAATCGCCGGGGCTTTGTTGATTGGGGTTGTGTCGGGCTATGCCGTCCGGGATTGGCAGTGCGACGCGGCTTATTCCAAGGCGTTGGAAAAGGCAGCGAAAGAGCGCCAAGTCATGCAGGACGAGTTGAATAGCGTTTCCGCATCATATGAGGCCATTCGGGAGGAATCCAATGGACAGCGCGAAGTCAGAACCAACACGATCCGCGAGATTTATAAGCGCATCCCTGCACCTAGCGCCGATTGTGCTGCTGATACTGGCATTGTCGGCTTGCTCGAAAGCGGCGTTAATAGTGCCAATGCCGCCGCCACCGGCAAATCTGGCGACTAACTGCCCAGCCATCCCAGCGCCGCCGATGATCCTGATTGATCCTGATCGGGCAGTTTGGGAAAGCGATTTGATAGCCAAATATCAAGACTGCGCTGTCAAACACCGTTTGACGGTCGATGCTTGGCGTAATGCAGTTAATACGCAAAAATAATAGGATAGGGGCAAGCCATGATCGATCCTAAATTAATCGACTTTTGCGAAACTCCACGACAACGCGAGATATTCGAGGCCATTCTTGAGCATAATTGCGCTCGAAAGGCCGAGAAGGCGCTTGGGCTGTCCGAGAATGTGGCATATCGATCATATCGCCGGTTGAAGAAGCGGGCGGCGCTGGCGGGATATTCGCCTGAGCATGATATGGTTCACAGCGTGCCAGATGGCTTCAAGGTGCGGGGCGTATCGACCTATTATGATGCGGAGGGCCAGCCTCGCGGGCAATGGGTTAAATCGACTGCGGATGATGCTAGGCGCATGGAGATGATGCGGGCAGCGGTTGATGCGATGGCGTCCGAGATTGAGCCTGTGGGGGCCTTAGCGGGGCCTGTCGCCACAACGGACAGCCTTTGTACTGTATATACATTGACGGATGCACATATTGGGATGCTCGCATGGCATCGCGAGGGTGGGGCTGATTGGGATTTAGCAATTGCCGAGCGGACTATTACAGGCTGCTTTGAACAGGCCATCGCTGGCGCACCTGATGCGGGAATGGCGGTCCTAAATCAACTTGGTGATCTACTGCACTACGATGGGCTGTCGGCTGTTACGCCAACGTCGGGTCATGTGCTTGATGCTGATGGGCGGTTCACCAAAATGGTTGAGGTTGCCGTCCGGGTATTGCGCCGGGTCATCGCCATGCTGCTAGTTAAGCATGACCGGGTGCATCTGGTGCTGGCCGAGGGCAATCATGATATGGCGTCATCCGTTTGGCTGCGGACCATGTTTAAGGCGCTTTATGAAAATGAGCCGCGGATCTCGGTTGATGATAGCGCCTTGCCATTTTATGTTTTCCAGCATGGCGAAACGATGCTGGTATTCCACCACAGCCATCTGAAGAAAAACGATCAGTTGCCCGGCTTGGTGGCTGCACAGTTTGCAAAGATATGGGGCAGCACAACCAAGCGGTATATCCACACCGGCAACTTGCACCATGCCCATGAGAAAGAGCATTCAGGCGTGCATGTGATCCAACATCCAACGATGGCAGCGCGTGACGCTTATGCAGCGCGGGGCGGGTGGATTGCAGATCGAAACATGCAGGCGATCACCTACCACAACAAGTTTGGGCAAGTTGGGCGGGTGATCGTCTCGCCTGAGATGTTAGAGGGCTGATAGAAACCGCGCCAGTTCGCCCGGCACGTTGGGTTGGGGCTTAGCCAACCCACGCTCGACCATGAACTGCCGGGTGCGCTCTAGGTGCGCGTCGAGATAGCTACGGGGTGGGGTCACTACACTATCCTCCATGTGCAATAAATCCCCTCAGCCTCACGCGAGAGGGTGACACTGACACAGTCAGGGAGTTCGTTGCCAATTCGTGCGGCAATCTCTTCACCTAATCCATCAGCGCCCATTAGCTCCGTGTGATCTAACCTTGAAACAATATGAAACAGATATGCTTTGAGTAATTCCGCATCCTGTCCTGTGAAGGGAACCCATGCCTTGACCTTCCATGTATGGCCATGCAGCCGACCATCTCGGCCTGTATGAGCTGCTGAAAAATGGGCGGACACACCCGTGAAAATTGTTCCTTTTCTCATGCTGCACTCCATAAACTAAATTGCGGTTCATGATATTGGTTCAGGTGGCACGCTCCGTTGTGCGCTTCAATGCGTTCGACCAGAACTGCGGCTCGCGTCTCTTTGCTCTGCGGCTGATAAGTCCCTCGCCACGCCTTATCGATCCCGATATTCCGGGCGACGTTGGTGCTGTCTGCGCTCGCTAGCGGCAATTGTGTAAATATCTCTGGGTTGAGCATACGCAGCCCATGCAGTTTGCAGATAGGCTGACCATTGCAATCCACGATCCGGCTGATTGCCTCATGCGCTCGCTTGAGGAACTTTTCAGGGCGGGCGACATCAAACTCACCAGATGACCCGATGCAGACGCGGGGCCATTCGCGGGCTAGGCGCTCAAAACGATCTAGGCTTTCGTTCACATGCCAAACAGCAGCGCCGAGATGGCGAGGCATGGGCCAATCATCTAGCATCGCATCATTTTCAGCCTCTGTCCCATCAATCACATCGGGGATAACGGCCCAGTCAAAGCCGGGGTGGTTCATCCACGTTGACACAAAGTCATAATAATCCGTCCATTGCGTGCCGTGGCCCTGCTTCCAGAAGGTAAACGCGCCATTATCGAGCGCAAATGACTGGCAAACGCTGGCGGCTAGGCCCAACTGCCCAGCGTGGGCGAAACTGACGAAGGCATGGCGACCCGTCCAGACGCGCATGGCGCAAGTGTCTGGCGTGATCGGGCCTCCATGATAGTGGATCATTTCAGGTGTCCCCCTGCTTCGATCAGGTCAGCGATGTCTTGATCATCAAGGTTTCCACACTCCCGCAACCAAGCCACGATCTTGGCGCGTTCGGCTTCACGGCCCTTCCTGACGCCGTTAAGGTGGACCAGCACCCAATCGCTTTCTCCGAACTCTCCGGGAATACCGGATGGTTCACTCGTCATGGCTTTTGCGCGGGTGTTCCATGCGTCTATCGTGGTTGGATCACTCACCAACCGTTGACGTTCATTGCGAACGTTGCATTTCGTGCAGCGGACGTAATCCCCTGCGTAGTTTCCGTCGTACCAATAGTGGCCGATATGCTCCGCACTTCCACCGCAAAACAGGCATGGCTTTAGTTCCTCAGTCATGGCTTGGCCTCCTGATATTCTCCGCACCATTGGTCGGGTTTTATGTCTGGAAACTCGCTGTTTGGGACGCCAAATCCTTGGACAAGTAGACCCCAAAATCCACGTTGCGGCGGATAGCGACGACACCCGCGATCAAGGCGATAGCGGCACGTTTCACATGTTTGTTTCATGGCTTGGCCTCCAATGCTGCGCGGGTGTACTGGCCTAGATCAAATGCAAAGTGGATGGCTTCTACCGGCTCACAGCCGTGTTCCACCCAGTCGTTGTAATGCTCCATCGCATCCACTTCGATCTGCATGATTTCCTCCCGCAACCGCGCTATCTCGGCGGCTTGGGCTTCGAGGGTGTCGGCCATCTGCCGCAACATTACCGGGTCGGTGTCATCTTCTCGCGCCCGCTTAATCAGATCATCGGTCATTGTGTGATGTCCCTTTTACGTTGTTCCAATAATGCGGCCACGGACTTGCCAATTATTGTCAGCATCCAGCGCGGCATAATGAAGCAACAGATCATCCATCTAATGCGGTCAAGCATCACTCCACCTCCACGATCTTCAACCCGCGAGCGGCGAGGGCTGCGCGGAGTCTGGATTCGATAGTCCAATATCCATCGAGTTCCCCGACACGACTGCCCTTGAATGCTTCGACAAAGCATTCGGTCAGTGGATCAACCGGCTTGGGGAGGATGAAGCGCCGGAGTGAATTATCCGGCCATGGCGATTTATGCCCTTGATACGCCTCCACCGCATCGCTCACCTCCTGCCGGAATGCTTCGTGCTGCTCGATGGCGCGGCAGAGGGCTTCGTAGTTCTCGTTCCATTTGCGGTCGATGTAGCCGCCGTGGAACCCGCAATCTTGCAGCAGCGCCAGCGCCTTGCGTTCAATCTCGGTCATCATCTTTCCTTTCCATGGCCTGTCTGACGTATTCGCCTAAGTCCCATTGGCCTGTTCGTATTGCTCTTTGCACTACGTCTGACCAAGGCTTACCACAAGGCGCGCCATTGGCAATAACTTTTTCACGCGCATTGATTATATTATCCATATTCGTTCCCTCAATATGCAATCAGGCCAGCGGCTAGACCGCCGCCCGTCCAAAAGGCTAAATCCATATAAGATTGTTCTGCTTTGGTGATTGTCGCCAAAGTGACCAGCGGGCCTTCCTCTGTGACTTCCCGGATCATGCCCATCAAATAGCCAGCTAACCCGCAAGCGATGGGATGCTTGATCCACAGCACAAGCGATAGGATCGCCAATGCCGCAACGAAATGCGCTGTCTGGTCGATAATTTGCTTTTTCATAGCGAAAATCCCTTCTTGTCAGCTAGTTCGATTACCTCATGGAACGGCACAGCGCCGAGGTTGTCCACGATATAAAAGCCCCGGCCCTTATTATCGATGTTGTGAAACTCGCCCCATGTGCGGTTATCGCCCTCGCGCATCTTAATGTCAGCCCGAAATACATTGGAGTAAAACCGGCGAAGATAATGGGCGGCACGATCTACCGTGGCACTGCCCAGAGCAGGCACGGAACGCTTGCCAAGGACATGGCGCATATCGACATGGGGTTTACGCGCTTTGGCCTCTACGGGGCGCTCTACGCCATATTTGACGCCAGCCTCAATGCACCATTGGTTGATCTTCTCACCACCAACCCGATAATGCGCCCGCAACTCGCGCTGCGACATGGTGGGGGCCAGTTCGGCAAAGTCGCTTGGCATGGAGACATGATAGGACTTCTTCAGCCCCAGAGCCTCCCGCCACCGCTCAACCGTGCCTGATGCTACACCATAACGCTTCATAGCCTGCTCATAGGTCAATGATCGGGCCAGTTCGGGATAATCAGCGGGCATGGGGCGGGGCTGATGCGTGATGCTAACCACGAACTGCACGCCAAGCAGTTTAGCCCAACGGCTAACGGTGTCGGGGGTGCAGTCATAAAACTCGGCCAACTGCTTGCGGGTCATCTCCTTGGCGTTATCGGCAAAGTCATATGGCGTGACGGTCGAGCGAATGCCTACCTTCTTGGTGGATTCAATCCCGGCTTCCTTTTGCCAGCGGTTCAGGA